CGCGCATTCCTGGAGACGGGCGCACTGATTGAAAAGGATCAGCATGGTTTTGTGAGATGTGCTCTATCCGGTGAAATGCTGGCGGTAAATCCTGAACAGATAGATGCATTGATAGAATTTCTGAAAGAGATCAGAGACTGAGCCAGCACACAGCACACATAGCCGGAGCAATCCGGCTTTTTTGCGCCCAAAAAAAGCCCGATAAGGTCAGAGGGTTCTTATCGGGCTTTTGCATATGAGGTTTTTGGATGCACTGGCGTTCGTGATCGGGATAATCATTTCATAATTTGCAACATAACTCAATATCATTGCATAAAATGCAATTCTGATTATAATCAGGACTGGATAAACATCCAGTTATGATTTTTTAAGTCGAAGAGGAATTTCTTACTATGGCTGAAGAGAAAAAAGGCGGTGTTTCGGTGTACATAAGCCCCGACATCGTGAAGGCGCTCAAGGAACGCCACCAGCAGAACGTAAAAGCAGGCATTGCGGCAGGACTTGATCCGCTGGCGATGGTTGAGCCGTCAACAGGCTGGCAGGTCCGCGCCTATTTACGCGCGGCGCTGGGCATGAATCAGACGCATGGAGGTGAATAATGGCAGGCAAAGCAACGGCACTTAACACTAACCAGCTTTTCGCGTACCTGAATCGCGGGGATATTGCAGAATTTAAATTCAGTCCGCTGTTTACCACGCTGTTTTTCCCGAACGTGGCGACCTTCAACACCCAGAACATCATGCTGGACACCCTGGACATTGAAGAGGTTACGATGTCAGCGTTCTGTTCGCCTATGGTGGGTAGTCAGGTCCAGCGCGATAAAGGGTACGAAACCAGCACGATTAAACCAGGCTACATGAAACCCAAACACGAAATCGATCCAACAAAAACCATCATGCGCATGGCTGGAGAAGATCCGGCACAGCTTAACGATCCTACCTATCGCCGTATGCGCCTGATTACTGGCAACATGCGCCGCCAGATAAACGCCATTAAGGCACGCGTGGAATGGCTGGCGGTGAATGCGGTAACGACCGGAAAAAACCTCATTGAGGGCGAAGGCATAGAACGCTATGAAATCGACTGGAAGATCCCGGAAAGCAATATCATAGAACAGGCTGACGGTAAAAAATGGTCTGAGCTGGATAAAGAAACACACGATCCAATCTATGACATCGAGCTTTATGCTGATCAGGGCAATTGCCCCGCAAACGTCATGATTATGGGCGCTGAAGTATGGCGCACGTTACGCAGCTTTAAAAAATTCCGCGAACTGTACGACCTTTCCCGTGGTTCAGAATCCGCCGCAGAACTGGCCTGTAAAAACCTGGGTGAAGTGGTGAGCTTTAAAGGCTATCTGGGCGATATTGCCCTTGTCGTCTATTCCGGCAAATACACTGACAGCGACGGCACCGAAAAATATTTCCTTGAGCCTGATTTGCTGGTCCTGGGTAACACCAACAATAAAGGGCTGGTGGCCTATGGTGCGATTATGGATCAGGAAGCGGTCAGAACGGGCGCAACGCAAAACATGTTTTACCCGAAAAACTGGATTGAGGACGGCGATCCGGCGATTGAGTACGTGCAGACGCACAGCGCACCGCAGCCGGTACCGGCAGATATTCGCAAATTTGTTACCGTCAAAATTGGTTAACGGGGGGATTCTATGGACACTCCATACATTGAGTTATTTGCAGGTAGTCAGCAGGTATCCACGACGCTGGTACATTTTGCTGCTGATGCTGGCGTTATTCAGGAATTTACCCCGCTGATGCTGGCGGAAAATGGCGAGTTTAAGCCGTGGGATGGTCAGGAATCTGGCAAGGCTGTTTATCTGACCTCGTACCCCGTGGACACGTCGACGCAGAAATCAGCACAGTGCTACAAGACGGGGATATTCAATATTGCCGCCGTTAACTGGCCTGAGAGCGCCGACACCGACGCGAAAAAATGCGCCGCCTTTGCGGGTTCTGGCGTATCCGTTCAGCCGCTGGCGCGATAAGCAGGGGGAACGATGGCAACGAATGAAAGTATCATGACGCTACCGCTGGCGAGTAAATTTAAAGCCGAAGCGCGGGCAATGGCTGACAGAGGTTTATCAACCTACGAGGCCGTATATCAACTTAACAGCCTGGAAGAGAAGGACAAGCCGCGCGCTGATGCGATTATGGCGCTTCATGAATCTGACGACTATCAGCCGCTGTTACGTGCAATGGCAAACGTGCCTTGTATTGATGTTGATACGGCTAAAAACATCCTGAACATGACCATAGAGCAGGAACGCCCGAAGGTTGCACCAGAGCTTACCGCAGCCTTTGAAAACTTTATGGACATGCACAGCCCACAAGCCGTATCAGCTGGCATGGCATACGATGGCAGAAACCCGGGCGATGACGGCGACATCGATCGCATACTGAAAACCATCTGAGACAAGGCCGGAGAAATCCGGCTTTTTTGCGGGTCCTTTCCGGCATATGGACCTGTTACGGGGCGGAGACCTCGCGGATTTTCGCTATTTATGAGCCTTTTCAGGGGGGTGGTGGTGGTTTTGTTGTTTGATCTATCTTTATGAATGAAAAGGGAAAGATGCAAGCAATACACCAACCTGAAGCAGTAATTAAGTTGGTGTATTAATGAAATCTCATCTGATGAACAAAAAAAACATGGCGAAAAGCTGCCGTGTAAGTGCGACAGCGTTCGACAAGTGGGGAGTAACTCCCGTTGAGCGTAAAGGCCGTGAGGCGTTTTATGATGTTGCCAGCGTGATAGAAAATAGGGTTAACAATGCAATTAGCCAGCTTATAAACGACAAAGGCGAGATTGACGATGATGAACTTTTACGAGTCAGGATCAGATTACTGACAGCACAGGCAGAGGCGCAGGAACTTAAAAACGATCGCGATCGCGGTGACGTGATTGATACTGAGTTTTGCCTGTACGCGCTTTCAAAGCTGGCGAGTCAGATTTCATCAATCATGGACATCCTCCCGCTTACTATGCAAAGGAGCTTCCCACAGATTACCCCCGCCATGCTGGACAGGCTTAAAAGGGAAGTGGTTAAAGCCTGTAATGCCAGTGCCAGAGTTGCCGACAACCTCCCACAGATACTGGCTGATTACTTGAAAGAAACAACCGGAAACGTACCGGAAAAGTTGCTACAGAAGAAAGGCGAGTAA